ATTTGAATTATTTCACCACGAATAATATTATTACTGTATATGAGTGTCTAGACTCTAGACCGCCACACAGTAATAATAATCTTTGAAGACTGTCTTGTCTTTCACGCTGCGGCTCATTTTGGCGGCTGAGAAGCCTTCTTCGGTAGCGGCTTTCGCAATCGTACTCCATGTCTTCAAGACCTGATTTGAATTGACAAGGCGTTTCTCGACTTTCTTACCGGTGGTTGAAATTTGGACACTAATCACCGGATTGGCCTGTCCTTGAATAACTGCTTGTGTCATCGTGTAATAACACTCTTTCGGAGCGAGACCATAAAAACCTTCATTGCCGCAATTTTCACTCCATACAGTCGCTTTCAGAGTATTCGGGCACGCATTTAGGTATGTCTTCAAGTTCTTCATATCGTTTTCGCTTACTGTCTTCCCTATACTAAGTTTCCATTTTTGATACTCCTTCAATAACACAGAATTCAGGATTTTGCCGGTGTCAGAGAATTTACAGCATTGGAATAAAAAGGTCTCGACATTATATTGCTCTGGGTTTTCATCGGGTTTTGAAATCATTTTCTTATATTCAACTTGTTTGAGTTTGATGCCTTGGTAGCCATGTATATTTTGGATACGCTTGGGTTTGTATTTGACGTCCATATAATGCTTCAGAGCGTGGAAGGTCTCTTTCGTTGGTTTTGTATGTGACCATAGACGGAATCGCCCTTCAAGATTCACCGACTCTTCTTCGACATCATGACGCACGATACAGCATGTCGCGACGAACTCGTCGAACTTTTGCGTCATTTCATTATCGGGGAGAAGAATGTGTTGGGTGAAGGGTGATTCATTTTCGCTTGCGACGATTTGAAGTGCTTGGGTTTGTTGTGCGGTTTTCTCGTTGAGTTCATTATTCGCAAGTGTGAGTTCGTGGATAGTCTTCTTTTTCGATTCGAGGTCGCTGACGAGTTTCGCATTTTCGGTTTCCAATTCTTCATTGCGTTGAAGCAGTTTGTTGAAATTTTCAACATTGTACATTCTTGCGTGAATGATATCCTGAATATGTTTTGTCAAGCGGGCAATTGTGAAATTGGTGTTATCATATGCGATGATTTCGGTTTTGTTTTTCCCGGCGACTTCAATCATGCGAAGTTGGCGTTTGATTTTTGGGTGCGCTTTGATATGGTTCTCAATTTCGGATCTGTTGGTGACACGAAATGCGGCGGTGAGGATGAAGTTATTGTATTTCTTGTGATGATCTGCGACGCGGGTGGCGAGGTTGTTGGTTTGTCCGAATTTGATAAGTTTCTCGTTGTCGGCGTTGGTGTTGTCAATAGTGCCGAAGTAAATTGTTTGGGTATTCACAGGGAATTGGCTGATGAGGGTTTGTTCAATTGCGCGTTTCTTTTCTTGGGTAAGGGTGATGGTGGCTTGGTTGAGGGTGATGGTGGCTTGGTTGAGCTGGGCGTTTGTTTGTTCGAGCTGGGCGCGGAGCTGATTTGATTCTTTGTCGACAGCCATAAGAATAATTTCTTCCAAGCGCAAATAGTAGTCATGGATTTCACCCGCTTTCTTGGTTTGTGCTTTCATGCAGAGCAGTTTGAAGCATCGGATGGTTAGTTTGATGGTTTGCTTATTTTGCCCACCATTCTTTGGTTTAGCTGGAACGGTTGATTCAGATGGTTGTTCTTCATCACTACCACCAGATTGTTGTTCTTTTTGTTCTGATTTTTTAAATTCAGGAATTGACACAGTATAATCTACGTTGAGTTTGAAGTTGGATTCAATCATCATTCTTGCGGTTATCTTCTGTGTGAATCCCAACCATTTCCATACATTATCCAAGTCAACAATAAAGTCAGTATTCTTATCATAATTCAGGTAACAGTAGAAACTACTAACGAATAATTGTTGCTCGAATGTGCTGAAGTTTTCTTGGATTTTTTCAAGGAGAAAATTGTTGTATGTTTGTGACAACTTTGTAATCGGATTTTTTTCAATCAGTTCAACGATGTTGAGTGTAGCAGCAGAGGCGGCGGAGGTAGAAGAAGCGGTGGACATCGTTATGAGCGTATGTTATACTATGTATATACGGATGTCTTTAAGTTGTTTTCGCTTTATGTTTGTAAAGCACTTTTTATGAAAACGCTTTTTTCATAAAATTGAACAATTGTCTATCTGAACTGTCGTATGTAATATACCGTTTTTACATCATGCCCGAGTTCACGCGCGATTTGGAGGAGTTGGTGTGTCATTTCAAGTCACAAAAGGTCCATTTAACATTACATTTGGAGAAGAACTACCGAGAGAATATCCATTATATAAAGTCACGAGTTACTGGTCTTGGCGATACGATAAAACACGGAGGTCATAACCGTATCGTATATATGCTTACGGAAGAAGCATTTGAACTTCTAAAAAACTCATTCAAGTTGAGAAGTAAATACATTGTAGACATGGCAGATAATGTGAAGTGTGTCAAATTTTCAATGTGCATCGAAGGTCAAACCATCGGGTTTATTGAAAATGCGTATAGTGGCGTACGTGCCATGTCGCGTCAGTTCCGAATTGGTCCGTATTTTGTGGATTTGTGCTTCACGGACGATTTTACCGTTGTGGAGTGTGATGAATACGGACATCGCGACAGGTCTGTGGCGGATGAGTTGGCGAGAGAGGACTTCATGAAGAATCAGGGTTACGCAATCATACGCTACAATCCGAATGAACCAGGGTTTGATTTGTCTGATGTGTTGAATCGGATAAACAGGCGGTTAATGATGCTTTTATAATCTAAAAGCGGATTTATGAAAGCGGTGGGTTCGGCGATGTTTGCTTTCATATAAAAAAACGCTATTTATGAAAGCAACGGTTAACTAGTTGTCGCTTTTAATTAAAAAAGCGACAAATAAGGTTAAAATACTAATTTCGGAAAACCGCTTTGGGATAGACCAAAGCGGTTTCTATTGAATGCTATTTTCGGAATCTTACTACACCCAAATGTGAAGCAGCTTTCACATCACCACTTGCTCTTCTTCACGTTAATCTTCGGTGCCTTACTGTTTTTAGCAGCGTTAGGGTCATACGTCTGCTCTCCTTCGTCATCAGAACCGAGATTTTTCGATATTTCCCAGAATTCCTTACTGCCCAGCTTGAATGGCCCGTGCTGTTGTGCCTTATACCAGAAGATTTGGTCTTGTAATTTGTTCGATTTCGCGTTGTTATTGATGACGAGACACTCATAATTCTCGGTGCACTGGTCCATGACCTGACAAAAGCTCTCAAATGTGGGGAACATACCCGCATAGTTGTCGTAGATTCGCTTACGATTCGCGATATATGGCTCGCGTAGAATAAAAACGTAGTCGATATTCGTGCGGAGATTCGGCGGGATACCCAATGGATATTGCATTGTGATGACTAACATGATCTTCCAATGACGGCCGTTCATGAAGAGGAGACGCATCATCACGTCCTTCGTCCATTTGTTATCATACAAGCAGTCATCCAATACAACGAACGTCCTTGGGTCAATCGACGACTTCTTATACGTATCCATTTCTTTTTTGACCTGTTTTAGGACTGCCTTCTGGCGCTTGAGAATATTCTCAATAATGGCTGTATTATACGCATCATGGATGAATAATTTCGGCACATGGGCTGCGAAAAAACCGTTGCCGGCCTCCGTACCGGAGATGACGGTTCCAATCGGAATATCTTGGTGGTGAAACATCAAGTCCTGAACGAGGAAACTTTTACCGGTATCACGACGCCCGATGAGCACGATAACGGGGCCCTTATTTTCATCGGGGCGAAAGCTGATGGCCTTCATATCGAATTTCGCGAGTTCTAAATTCATCTGCTATACCTTTGGTGATACAAACAACGGATATTTTTTTGCGACGGTTTATACGAAGCATGAATGGTATGATGGACACCGCCCGTTTAAAACCAATATAAAACTTCTATCGAACAATCATACTATTCTATTTTAGGAAAATGACGCCGCCATTTCACATTCATTATCGAAAACATAAATATACACCGGATAGGATTGATTCGGCGCTTTTGTATGATATCCAAAATTATATACCCATTTATTCGAGGTTTTTCGACCTCAACGAGACAAATTATAAAGGCATACAATTGAATCAAACGTATTATTTACAGAATGTTATTGAACATCCTACAAACATTATGGAAGAGACAAGACGTAGTGGCGATAATGTGAGCAATTTTCCCACTTCTCTAAATCATTTAGAAACAGTCATCGGCGACGATCATGGAAATACGACGAATGTCCCGATGTTTGTCAAATATTCGCCTCTATTGGACCCTATACGATATTTGTCTGGGAAATATGAACCGTCGTCGGCGTCGGCGTCGGTAAAGTCATCACTTCCTAGATACGACTCAACTCCGGAAAACTGTGAAGAAAAAATGCTGAATAGGAATAATTCATCGTATGTTGATGGGTTTTTTTCGTATTTGACAAGTCGCGCACTACACACACATGGTATTGTTCATGGTTTAGACTACTATGGCAGCTATCTTTGTAAGCAACGTGAGTTTTCAACGAATGTATTTGATGATATCGAATATTTGGCTGACTGTTCCTTTTTTAATACATATGAAAATGAACGTTTTACAATCGATTACTCGCAGTTTGGAGATGATGAATCGAGTATGCGTGATCATAAATGGTTGAAACTCCGAAATAAGTTGAATCCGGTATTAAATAAGCCTATATCGATTCTAGAAGATGTGATGGATTTCGAACCGACAGTAATAACATCTTTTGAACCGACATCTAGTGTCGACTCCGGAGATGCAGCATCGGCGTCGGCGTCGGCGGAATCTCTCGACATCGTAGAAATACATGTTGATGATTTTGATTCACGAAGCGAAGAAAAAGATTCACACGTATTAGATAGTACTACTGTTGGAGGTAATAACGTGAGTGAAAGCCGACGAAACACCCGCGACAGCGACAGCGACGACAGCGACGACAGCGACGACAGCGATACATCACAGTCAAATTCATCTTATACTACTATAGACGACGACGAAGACGAAGACGACGACGAAGACGAAGACGAAGACGAAGACGAAGACGAAGACGAAGACGAAGACGAAGACGGCGGCGAACGCGACAAGAAAATAAGTACCGACTGTGAAAAAAAGAATGATGATAACCGCGATACTGATGAAGACTGTGAAAAGGAGAGCGACAGCGAAATGTCATCTTATACCGATTACAGCGACGACGAGCAGATTATCGTAAAAATCAAAGACTTCCCGATCCAGGCAATTTTACTTGAAAAATGCGTGAGTACACTCGACCATATTATGATGCGAGACGAATTAACAAAAGAAGAATGGACGTCGCTTTTGTTCCAAGTAATTATGACACTCGTCATTTATCAAAAAATGTTCGCTTTTACGCATAACGACCTTCATACAAATAACATCATGTTTATCGAAACAACCGAAGAGTTCATTTACTACTTATACGAAGGCCAGTATTACAAGGTTCCTACTTATGGTCGCATTTTCAAGATCATCGATTTCGGCCGCGCGATCTACAAATTCCGCGGAGAGCTGATTTGTAGCGACAGTTTTCACCCCAAGGGCGACGCAGCAACCCAATACAATTTCCCCCCGTATTACAACCCAGAAAAACCAACGGTCGAACCGAATTATAGTTTCGATTTATGCCGTTTCGCCTGCGCACTTTTCGACTATTTCATTTATGACCTACACAAGGTAGAAAAGCTGTGTAAATCCGACCCGATTATAAAGTTGGTTGTGAAATGGACAACCGACGACAAGGGGCGAAACGTCCTCTACAAATCCAGCGGCGAGGAGAGATATCCCGATTTCAAACTCTATAAGATGATATCACGGTCGGTTCATGGCCACATTCCCGCAAAGGAAATCCACAATCCGCTCTTTAACGAATACAAAATCACACATAAAAAATACAAGAAACACGCATCACTCGCGGCGAAATTCCTGAAAGAAGGCAAGAATACGCATATCTTGATTGATGTTGATACGTTGCCATGTTATTGTGAAACCCCGCTATAAATCACTTATTATCCTCCTCTTCGTCACGACGACGACGACTTTCAAGAAACATCGCTCGATGCGCAGGAAGTCCATTCTTCGCGATGAACTCGATATTGCGCATCGTCCATCCCATGCTCGCACCAGAATGCCCGACCTCCATATGATTCTGAACCTGAGTAACGATATCGTCATCGCCTGCGCTGAACTGGAACCCGCGGCCTTCTGGTGGGCTATACTCTGAGAGATGCTTCCATACGTTGATTTCTTTGGACTTGACTTGTTGTAATTGACCCGTGCGAAGGATTGCGCGCATTCCGTCACGAATCATATCTTCTGACCACTTGTCGTTTAAATAAGATAGGTCGCATTTGCTAACCGATCTTATAGTAAGAGGCCAATACATGGCCGCGGCGTCGGCGTCGGCGTCGGTCTCGGTGTCCATTTCGACGTCAGAAACAGGTTCTGGCGCAGGGACGATAGTCGGAGTATCAGAACCTGTTGCGGGCATTTTAAATATACGAATGAACCAGCGAATGAATGAATAAATCATAATCATGCCTTTATTTTCAATATAAACATAACGGAATCAATTTTATGTTTATAGTAAAAAATAGTATTCTTATTACTTTACGACGACGACAACTTAAAGAGACGCAACTAACTTATCGAACGCCATTTTTTTGAACACGCCCTTGTTTACTTTGTTTTTGAGCTCGGTATGTTCACACATTTTCGCTTGAGTGATGATGAGCTTTGACAGTTTATCTGGGTTAAGCCGCTCACAAAGACCGACGACAAACCCGATGGCAAGATTTTCGGTTGTATTTGAGATTGTGATGTCGATATTGTTAGGAGATGATGCCATCCAGTCGATGATGAATTTGATGACAACCCCGCAATCAGGGGTATTCGTTCCACGAGGGCGGATGATGAAATGGTTTATCATATCCGCGCGTAGGTTAGTGTTCAGAAGTCTTATAATTTCGGTCATCGACACGCCCCCAGCATGCGACCCCCTCCGACAACCATTCCAAAATGGAGTAGGATGATTTCCAATCATTACATCATATGTTGCTGCCCCTGCTTCAACGAATTTTATGAAATTGGTATTGAAATTTATAAAGTCCGCCCTACTTCCATACGTGTCGTTCATTGCTGGGGAGAAAACCGCCTCTCGAAACTTGAACAGTTGTTGGACTTGTTGTTCCAAAACAGCCAACCTCTCTTTCGTTTCTCTCAGTTCATCTCGCAGTTCATCGATAACCCGATTGTCTTCCACAAGTGGCGGCGCACTAGGAACAAGGCCAATCGGCTGACCCGGAACAACACCGGATCCTTCGAATACGAGTTTCCCACCTTCAACTTTCATAGTTCCATAGCAGCCGGCTTCAATCTTTGCTAACAAATCTCTCGACATCTCTGATGTATAATACTCAATCACATACTATTTCAATCATTTACTATTTCAATTTTATCTCTTCACACCCGCGCCGCCATCTTATCTAATACCACACCAACAACCACACCAAGTGTCAGACTGCCCGACACAAACCCGACAATCGCGGTAATAATCGTTACGACCCATCGTCGGTCAAACGACTGCGGTTTGAATAAACTATCCCAGTCGCCGGTTTTATAAACAACCAGCAACATAACACCTACTACTGCCGCAATCGGTATTTCGTTGATCGCGCGTCCAAAGAATAGACATATGACGATAAACAACACACTAGTTATCACAGATGAAAACTGGGTTTTCGCACCGTTTGCTAAATTCAGCTTGCTCTGCCCGACCAACACACAACCGCCGAACCCGCCCGTGAGCCCCGTAGCAACATTCGCGATACCTTGGACGATACTCTCGCGAAATGAATCGCCTTTAATACCGAGCGCGCTCTCGGCATCCCTCACCATAATCAACGATTCCAATAAACCGGTAAATGCCATCGCCGCCGAAAACGGCAGCATCTTCATAAGACTCTCCACGTCGTATTTTATTTTACTAGATGACACCGCATCCGTTGAAATAATAGAGGGCAGGTCCGACTTTAATGCGCCGATGTCTTTCACGCGGTCAATATTGTAATATTGCGTAAATATGTAAATAAACGCTGTTATCGCAAACATCGAAACAAGACCGCCTGGTATATGAATATGTTGGTCGGTGCTGTGCGTGATTTTAATAACACCGAAAAATGCTATCAACGTAGATATGATCGTGAATAGAGCCGTATTCGCCATTTTAAGCCCGGTGAACCATTTATGTTCCTTATCTTTGAAATTATCGAGTTGATGAACCGCGATAAGACCGGCCAACGCAATCAAAAATCCCGACATGATATGTTTTGGAACATATGTAATGTACTTGTACAGCCCTGTCATCGCCGCTACTATCTGGATAACCCCGCCAGCGATAACCGTTGGAATAATGTATTCTTTCCCGAGTAAGGTGGATACTCCAGCGATGGAAGTGGCTACTGCCGCGGTAGAACCTGAAATCATCGTTGGCATTCCTCCGAATAATGAAGTAATGAGAGACATGACCATCGTATTTTGAATGCCTGTATTCGGCGACAATCCCATTATGAATGCGAATGCGATGGATTCGGGAATCAATAAGAGCGCAATCGTGAGGCCCGAGAGAAATTCATTCACGAGTAATGTGGGTGATGCGGATCTAACGGCATTCATAACAACGAGAGTTTATATAATATAAACATATTATCTGTTATTATATATCGGTATTGTATAGTCATTTTATTCGAGATGTTATGCGCCTCAACCAAACGTGATTCGATTACCATCGAAGGTACGACGTATGACATCACCGATTTCAAACACCCTGGTGGGAATATTATCAACTACGCGAAGAATTCTCCCGACGCCACCGAAATATTCAACGAGTTTCATCATCGGTCAAGTAAGGCTAAAAATGTCCTACGTTCGCTTCCGCATTATAATGATATTGATGGGTCAGAAATAACGTCATCTCTTACACCTCCGGTGGAGCTTACCCAACAACAGCAAGAAATGACATCCGATTTCCGAGAGATGCGTACCACCCTCGTGGAACAAGGATGCTTTGAACCCGACTATATCCAAGTTTATTTCCGACTTCTTGAACTCGCATTTTACTTTGGTATAGGAACATGGCTTGCGTCATATAATATCTACGCATCGATTCTCTCGTTCATCGCATTTAAGACGCGTTGCGGATGGGTTCAACATGAATGCGGACATCTCAGTTTTACTGGAATCCGTGCGTTCGACCGCGCAATCCAGACCTTCACGATGGGGTTCGGCGGAGGCGTTAGTTCGTCCGTATGGAATTCGATGCATCAAAAACACCACGCAACACCGCAGAAAATTAAGCATGATATCGACTTGGACACAACGCCATTTGTCGCCTTTTTTAATCGCGCTTTTGAAGAAAATACGAATGGTAGAGTATCCGCACGATTTATGAACCGGTGGTGGATGCGTTTCCAAGCATGGACGTTTTTGCCCATCGTCAACGGAGTCCTCGTCCATTTATTTTGGATGTATTATCTTCATCCGAAAAAGGTCTTTCACCGTTTGTCTTCGGCAAGAACGAGAGAAGTATATATCGAATCCGGATTTGAGGTGATATGTATGTCATTATCCCATATCGTCCTTCCTCTTATTTTTTCGAATTATGGTGGATATGGCTTGACGTACTCCTATTTTCTTCTGATGGTCGTGAATTTCTGGAATTTTATCTATCTATTTGGTCACTTCTCTCTCTCGCATACATTTACCGGTGTAGTCCCTGAAGACAAACATCTTCTTTGGTTTGAATATGCCCTTCACCATACGGTTAACATTTCGAACAAATCTGCGCTGGTTACATGGATTATGGGGTATCTAAACTTTCAAATCGAGCATCACCTGTTTCCATCGATGCCGCAATATAAAAATGCGATTGCGGCACCTCATGTTCGTCGATTTTGTGCGAAATGGTCGGGGCACCTCTCATATACAGAACATTCCTATTTGAAGGCGTGGTGGTTGATGTTATCCAACTTGAACCGGGTTGGAAAACATTATCATGAGCATGGGGTGGTTCGTAAAGAAGCGGCAGCGGCAGCACCAGAATCAGAAACAGAATCAGTACAAGACCTTCATCTTGATTAAAATCCTGGTGTATCAACAAAAACTGCCGGCGCACCGCCGCTGCCTCCGCTGCCTCCGCCGCTCCCACTACCAATATTTTCAAACTGATTCAATATAAATACGGCTAAAATAGATGAGATACATACTACGATCGAATCGCGAACAAGGACCTTGACCGGCTTTTGATTATCATGATCGACGAACCGCATTTCTATGAATTTCAATAAAAAATACACGATGGCGACGACTGCGCCAATTATTGCTAATTTCGTCGAATTGAACATTATAGTAATCCTGTATGAATGTATATAGTTCTAAAAAGATGTATATACATACAAATTCAATTATTTATTGATTTTTATACGCGCCGCTACGCTACGCTACGATGTCTGGAATGCCAACATCACCGGTGGATAACAAATATACATCACACCACCTGCGATTGCTAAAAACGCGAAAGAAAATATGAAGATGAGTAAATCGATAAGAAATATATTGTCATACCATTTTCCTTCGTCTTCGTCGTCTTCTCCACCACTTCCGAACATCTTATATTACACTGTCGGATATTTATATATCGTTTATTACTATTGTTATAATTATAAAGGTAAAGGTAAAGGCGCCGAAACGTTGATACGAAACTTGTTTTGATAAAAAATATCAGATACTTCCATCTGATGAAATGGTATTGCCATATTATGTATTTGTAACGTTTTATCAAAATCCAAAAATAAAATACGAACAGCTCCTGAGTAAACATCTTTCGTTAATTGATTTATTCTTTCTATTGGTGTAAAATTAAAATCTGGGTCGTCACCATCAATACTATTCATTCCTAACATATTAACAGTCAATTTATAAATATCATTTTTTTTCAACTTTTCGCCATTGTTAAAATCTGATGGTACGGGTCCTTCTGAAAGTATTGGGTGTATTGAAGGACACATATCTGAACTTTCAAAATTACCTTCATCATCATCTAAAAAATATCCAATTGGCGATTTACAATCTGTTGGCAATCCAAGTTCGCTAACGATTGCCTTAATAACCTCATATTTGTCTTTTTTGTGAAAATTATGAGTCGGGGGGGCATCCGGGATTAATGGATTTACCGGAATTAATGGATTTCCCGGAAATTCGGGATGTGTGCATAATACTTCGGTTATATATCGGTCAATAACAGTCAATTGTAACATTCTTATAACTCCTATTTTGTTTCCACTTGTCAGAATATAGACAGGAATTTTTTCCGAACATTCACGTAGTAGGCCCATCCACGCATCTTCTTGTAATTTAGTTCCAAACATGTATTCTCGTAATAAATTGGTATAGATATTGGGGGTAATGACTGGATTATTAAAGCGGTAAGCGTTAGTAAGACCTATATTTATACAATCCGAACTTCGCAATCCTCCTTTCATTATCCAAATTTTATGGTTATTCTTTCTGGTACTGGTTCGAGAACGAACTCGAAACCTTCTGGTGTGTTTTTTACGTTTATTTATACGGCGACTTTTCTTCATATTATATAATAATCCATTATATAATAACATCTATTATGCTTCATACTTACGCCAACACCTCAATATCATCCAACAGAGGCGGTGCGTTGATTTCCTGTATATCGTTCAAACTATGAATATCGAGAGTATCCAACCGAATATCATCACCGATCCTTAAACGACCCGAATCACCTTCGTCGTCATCCGCGTCGGCATCGTCGTCATGTGTCATATATTCATTCTTTCTCTCGGAAGCATCCGTTTCAAAGGTTCGCACCTGATTCTCACCAAATGAAATGCCACCGCCGCCGCCGCCGCCACCGCCGTTGTCATTTCCCGTATTTGCGGTGTTCGTTACAGACGATAGACTCGACTCACCATTTAATTCACCTACAAAGTCGAGCTGGTCGATTATGGGATTACTGCCGTCTCGGTCGCTACCACCGTCTTGGTCGCCACCGCCGCCATCGCCGCCATCGCCACCACCAACCCGATCGCGATGACGTCTTCGGCGGGTACTTCCATGATGCTGGCGGCGCCTCGCCGAGAGATTGGCGTCCTCTTCCGAGAGAATAGGCTCTTGTTGAATCACTTCCTCATTTTCTGTGACTTCTACAACATCCTCGATCGTATCTTCTAAATACATCTTGATGAGTTCCTCCACTGGTATATTATCGCGAATCGTATTATAGATACACTCCTTCACAATAATCTCAAACTCGCGATTGTTACGCTGGGTGTGAAGTGGCTGAATCCCTCTCTCGAAGATATAGACGTTGGAATACACCTTTCGCGCAGTATTCACATAAATCTTATGAATAAAATCGGCCAGCTGAGGTATCTTGATATCCACCTTTTTCTGTTTATTACCAACACGCATCACCGTCATACACTTCAAATGAATGATATGAACACATGTAATCAAATCCTCTAAATACCCGCATGTGCTGCGTTCCTTGATTCGCGAGGTCTCTTCCTTGATTATATTGGGGTTCCATTTCGGAACTCTCGAGAGAAGATTCTGAAACGTCATAAGATACTTGTCTTGCTCTTTATTCCCGACACACAATTTCACCGCTTCATCAAGAATAGAACGTATGCCCTCTTGGATGAGTGGCGTGAGAATATTCACAAGTCGGGATGCCCATTCATTCTTAGATTCATAAAGAGAGGTAACCGAATAATCGTCCATCGTAATCGTAATCGTAATCCTAATCCTAAAACCGATATTGACCTTACATAAATGAAATATTTTCTAAACTCAGATTACAACGAAATACAATAAAATGAAGAAAATAGAGTATTAACAATTTTTCATTTCTAAATTCTTTTCGTACCTTATCAAACATAATGAGCAATTCGTAACGGCGAATATCGATAATATCTGGGTGTGTATGAATGAAATCAATAATATCAAGGCCGCAATATCCCTCTTCGTATATAGATATAGACAAATCAAGAATTTCTTGGTACTCTTTAGATGTTGGAGATGTGTCATTCGTTTCGGCGCTTACGCTATCATGCCCTCGTAACAAACTAGGATGTATCTTTATTATTTCGGATAACGTATTTTCTCTCGATTTCAATATTTTGCTTGTATCACATGCGTTGTTCGCAAGATATGTATGAAGATTGTTTGTAATAGATGACGAACCCGGTAGTGCCGGAGGCGGAATGTATATATCACAGAATCGCGAGAGAATAGGTTTCAGCAAACTATCTTTATTTTCCACGACAATGAAGAATCGGGTAGACGAACTGAATAATTCAATACATCTTCGTAGGGCGGATTGCGCGTCTATCGTCAATTTATCTGCGTTTGTCAGTATAACCGACTTAAATATCGTCCCTTCTTTCATGTCGATATTCGTCTTTGCGAAAAACTTCAGTTCTTCACGAATAAAACGGATCCCTTTCCCATGAGCACAATTGGCTCTCATGACGTAGTTTTTTATTGCGGTTTTATCTCCATCATATATCGAATGAATAAATCGGTTCAATATAAATGTTTTGCCTGACCCATGAGGTCCATAAAATATAATATTGGGGATTTTTCGGTTCTTAATAAACACATCCAATTTGTTATGAATATTTTTGTGGATATATTGTAATTCTGGATTCTCTGTCATGATTACAAATGGTTCGTATCGTTGTAATAATGAGAACATATCGTTTAATTCCATTTCAAACGTCGTTGTTTCATGATGATGTTTAAAAATTAATCACTTGATCGTATGGTTTAACATTTGATAATTTACCGGGCATATTGCTTTTGCCGTCGTTGACCGTGCCGGTGCCAGCACCAGCACCCCCGGCTTCACCATCCGTATAATAATAGTTGGTAGTATAGTAATAGCTTGTCGGTTTCGATGCCGCATGAAACGGCGATTCCTCTTCATACCCTTGTCCATTATACATTCCGAGATATGCGGTTGCGGCAGGCGAACCATCTTCATAATAATACGCGTTACGACGGTCGGTGCGTTGATTACTCGCGGGATCATTCGGATCGATCCAGTTGCCCATCGTGCGAATAATATTTCCGGCAGCATCGCGAATCGAACCGAATAATCCGGGGCTTTGTCCTTGTCCTCGGCCTTGTCCTTGTCCGGATTGCGTCCGTCCTTGGCGTCCATAACCACGGAAATTGCGCGTAATGCCGCGGCGGTAAATATCATCTTCGTCGAGAGATGACGCACTCGCATCTCTCGCAATATCGTCATAACTTGTCCGTGTAGTCGCCAGCAAGTTCTTCTCGATTTGAGTTCCATCGGGCAAATACGTCGCCCAACGCGTGACTTTCAGGCAGTCGGCGTCAATACGGCACGCATCTGAACCGGTCTGGCCTGGATTGTTACACTTCCACGGGCATTTACGCATAAGGAGAATGTTGTTGCCATCCGCGGATTTGACGACGTTGCCGCTCGCATCCAATCGATAAATATTCTGGCAATTTCCTTCGTTGCTCGACAACGTTGAGGGTTCCGTACATTTACGTACATGACCATCATCACCATACCGCCAGTTGGCACCGTCATACCATGAGTCAGGGTGACTCGCAATAAGACGGTTACGGCGGGCAATCGCGACATCATATTTCAGCTGGGCTTCGGTTCTCGCGGTCGTGGTTGTAGCAGCACGAAGCGCACGATACGCACTTTCATACTCTTTCTGCGCTTCGATCGCCCAGTTCATCTGGCGTTTCACGTCGGAAATAAGCACCGACGACGCCGCCGCTGTGACATAGGTGGTTCCATCACTCGCTGTACCCGATGATGTTGGCGTGCCGGTGCTCACCGTGGTAGAAGCCCGCGGTTCAATTGCTGGAAGATTAAACTCGCCTTGGTCAAGCACACCGCCTACTGCGCCGAATGTACCACCGAGAGATGGAGCAGGAGAACCCTTGTACGTCCGGATTTTCGCCTGTGTAATCGAGGTTTTTGACGCGGGTGTTTGAAGACCAGAAATCGAGAGACGAATCGGTGTATCTTTCGGTAAAGCCCCACCGACAGTAAATGCGACAACATTCACGCCACCTCCATAGGTATTGATATCCGATGTAACAACCCCCGCATCAGAAATCGTCGATAATGTGCTCTGAAGTTGGGTCGTCGGGTTTGTCCAAGTAAAGGAAATCCCCAAATCAACATTCGCGGTTCGAGTCACATACGGCACTTGAACGAGAAAAACATCCCCTGACACCAGCGCGTTTGTAAGCATAATCGTCATGGAAAATGTGGTTGCGGTTCCGGTGTAATTCGGAGACAACTGCGGGCTTTCGGTTGATATTTTGCGGCACGTTATATATTCGGGTGCGCCCCCATAAGCTGTGCTGTCAAAAATACGCAATCGTTTCGCGGCGTCAGATGGCCACAAATTCACGAAAACCAAAATAGGCGAAACACTCGACGGTTCAGCGCTGCTCGAGAGAGATACATTCGCCATATCGGTTCCAGGAGCAGTAGTAGCAGCCGACGCAGGAATGATTTCGACGTTCTTCCATTTTAATCCAGAGAGTTCAAGTGAGTATTTTCCTATGGCCATAGGATTCGTCGTCTGTACCGTATAACGAATCACGAAATAGCCGGCATCCGGCTGACTATCCGCTGCGACACTCGCAGCTATTCCACGGCTATTTTCTGCGGTGTCCAAATTCGCGCCAGTTCCGGCGGATGTACCGACCGTCGCAGGTAAAGGACCTGTATAAGCACGCATCGTGAGAGACAAACCAGTCGCATCTGTATTCTGAATATAGTAAGTCGGAACTTTAATCGTAATCACTTTTGCGGCGTTGGCACCCGTTCCATCACCAGTTGCGCCGCGTAATTCCGCGGTGGTAGTAAATAAAAACCGAAACATAGTGGGTGTGTCTTTCACATAGGAGCATTGGTTGATCAACAAAGAACCATCCGTTCGCGACCCCTGTGTATTTGTCGGTGAGTGAGTGCTCTGTGTTCTTACTTCGCCCAAATATCGAACATGGTCATTCATAGTCAGCCCTTCGATCACCCCCGTCCCATACCCCTCCGACGGTGCTATCCACGACCCAAACCCGCCATTCCGGTAGGTTCGCGATATCCATACACTCACTAATAATACTAAAATAAGCACGAATACCACCGTGTATTTATCCTGGAATAACTCCGAGATTCTCATTTGTATACTAATTTATATTGTTATAAAAATAACTATCGTGTATATTGCTTATATTATATACGATAAAATAATCTCTCGGGCTTCGTGCCTCCACGTTCCGTTGTGCTTAATACGTCTGTAGGCTATGTGTGTACGGATTCTGTCTAAATGCGTTCAAGATGTCCGGCTGAATTCGATCGTTCAACTTACCTTCATCGTAGCTTTGCGGCATCGTCATCTTGCCATAAATATCGATACTGGGGATCGATGAAGGGGCGTTTGTCATGACCATCGCACGGTTACTCACACGGTCGGCATCCAAACGGTCAATCTGAACATTCGTATTTGAATTGAAGAGAGACATCGAACCGTGATTCGTCACATTCTTATAGGTCTTATTCACATTATTGCGTTGGTTATACGCGGCGTTGTAGAGGCCATTTCCCATACGTGTCGCAGTACCACCCGCGGCTCCTAAATAGTCGGTGCTGGTCGTCGCGCGTTCGGTGTCTTCCGGTGTATTCTGAGAGATGAGATAACCAGCAGCAGCCTGGCGTTCCACATTCAAGTGGTCGAATCCGACCAAACCCACCGTCGTTTCCTTAATTGTGGTAGGTGCGCGGTCGGCTGGATTGAATGTCGCAGTAACCGCGGCGGGGACCGGCATACGCGCATTCTCGTAAAGTCGCGCATTCCCCACCACGTTTTCCTTACGGGATGGCTTCAATACATCCAACAACGGCGCAATAACCGCCTTAAGTGCACCATGGATACCGCCCATCTCATTCGGGCGAACCGTTGTTCGGTTATTATGCGTAAATTTATAGCTCATACGACCGAAATCCGCCTCTGTCGCAGTATTCCTCTCTGCCGCATAAGGATTAATGATCGGCTTACCATCATACGCCTGTCGACGTGTATCTTCGAAATTCTTAGGAGCATACATCGCGCTTCCACCATCAGCAGGAGCAGTCGCGCCAAAATACTCCGCAGTCGTTGTCTGACGGTTACTCTCACGATCCATCTCGATCGCACGTTGTGTTTCACCCTTCTCAGCACCAGTTGTTGTGAACCAGCGGTCAGGAGTATTCACATAGAATGTATCGGGCAGATGCTTCTCCATTCGTCCTAAAGTGGCCGTTGTCGGCGCGGTTTGGATGTAATGAGCGGCGGGTCCTTGATGTCCGTCGAGTGTGTATGACAACTTCGGGTTGGTTTTCACACGCAACTCATCGACACCGCGGTCAATCCATTTCTCTCGTGCTTCCATTCCAGAATTGAATCCAAGCGTGCCTTGTGAGCTATAACCTTGGTCCAATCCTGGTCCAACACGCACTTCTTCCCACGGCTTCACATTCGCGATTTTCATGCTTGGAAGGACGCGTGACTGATAAAAGTCGTTTTGATTCGGCATGCCGTTGGGATGATGCATATTTTCTTGAGGACGGAAAAGTGGCGCCTGTTCAGTTTTGCTGACATATTGCGACCCACCGCCGATTTTATTATCAAGAACGTTCTCATGCATATTCGCACCAGTTGTAGATCCGCGAATCTTCGCGCCATAATAGGGTTCCATATTGTTATGAGTGAATGCCAACGGGTCGATTTGGGCTCCGGTCAGTGACATGAACCCATCTTTACTATAGTTATCCCCAAACTGCGTATCTAAACCTTCTCCGACGACTCCGGTTCTAGAGCTAGAACCTGTTCGTTGGATAATGTCTTTGCTGTCATTCGAAAAATCGCGTCCTCGTTCGGGGATACCGCGAAGTATTCCTACACCTCCAACACCGCCGGCGACACCGGCCGACATTTTATCATAATCCACATTATTTGCGTAATATCGGTCGGTGGGTGTATTCGGATTTTTATATTCATTTACATTCGTTCCTGTGTTCGGACGAATCACCGGATAGTTTGTAGTCGGAATACTCATATTTGGTAAATATCTGGCATTATTCGCATTCGGATTACGATAACCTTCGCTCAACATCGGGGAGTTTTTCCGGTTTGATGCGATATAAGCTGCTCCAAGACTTCCTAATATTAATGCGATTTCAGCCATTTGTTATTTTTATCTTACTGGTATTATTATATATATTATTCTAATACATATAATATTCTAATACATATAATATTCAAATACATATAATGGTAGTATTCGTTTGAACACTATGAAAACAAGACGTTCGTTCCGCTAAACTGACGAATATCACCGACATCCTGAATACCGCCACCGCCACCGGCGAATCCTTCGCCTAAACCACGCTCATTATCGCGTCGCCCCCCAACCATACCTTCCAGCGCAGGATTGCGACTCGACGGATGAACCGTGTAATAGGTATCATCTGAAATACCAGGAACGCTTGTTTGTGAAACAAAACGGTCCTTTTCGATGACACGTGTATTCAAATTATTAAAGAACGGCATAAACACGTTTTCCTGTGGATCAAAGTGAAGCATTTTCCAGTTATCTTGTTCGATATCGCGTAACATCCATGCGGGGTGTGTGGCACGTGTCTGTTCCACCGAACTACCGCCACGAGTAGGGCAACGTATCATTTCATTCGTACGTGTAGCAGTAGATGCGCGATCATCATGATGATAATTGTCGACGGAGTCGCGGTTCAACGGGCGCGAGAGACCGAATAATTCCGCTTCAACATCGACAGAGTTGGTCATAATATTACCAGCCCAGAATTGTGCGCGAACATACGGGTCTTCATAATAAAGCGGTTTATCGCCGGGTCCGGGAACATTTAATCTATATCGTCCTACATCGGTGGATTGTTGAAGTTGCTTTTTGATACGGTCAGGATCATCACGAAATCGCGTAAATGACATTTTATATGATTATTATATGATTGTAAAATAAAATCGACCTAAAAACATAAATATATTTCATCTAATCAAAAAGTCGTTGATTATATGTGTGACGTAGAAATACCGCGCAAACCGTCTAAATCTTATACAATATGTCTCAACATGATTGTAAAAAATGAATCACATATCATCGTAAAAACACTAGATAATCTATGTAATTACATCGAGTTCGATGCGTACTATATATCGGATACAGGTTCAACTGATAATACGATGGATCTCATCCGCGACTTTTTCAAACAGAGAAACATACCCGGATATATCGAGCAAGTTGAATGGCGTGATTTCGGGTTCAATCGTACACTCGCGCTTCAAATGGCTTTTAATAAAACCGATTATCTCTTTATTTTCGACGCAGACGACGCGATTCATGGCGACTTTCGCATGCCACGCGATCTTATACATGACGCATATCAATTGAAATTAGGGCAATCTTTCGTGTATATGCGAACGTTGATCGTAAATAACCGAAAACGATGGAAGTATGTCGGTGTGCTTCATGAATATATTGCCTGCGTAGATAAAGAGGAAAGTTCACACGCGATTCAAGGCAACTATTATGTCGAGTCTGGGCGTATAGGTAGTCGTAATCTGGACCCGGATAAATATATTAAAGACGCTGCGGTTCTAGAACGTGGATTTAATGAAGAATGTAAAAATGCGAATGGCGGTGGTAGTGGTGGCCGCCCACTCGCCGAGAGATACGCATTTTATTGCGCACAAAGCTGGATGGATGCTGGTCCAGCATATATCGATAAAGCGATCGAATGGTATCTCCGCGTTCTATCACAAAACAATTGGAACCAAGAAAAATATTATAGTGCTTTGTGTCTCGGGAATCTATATGACAAAAAGGGCGACAAGTACAATATGCTAAAATATTATTGTAAAACGATAGAATACGATGAAGAGCGTATTGAAGGTATTGCGTGTTTAATGGAAAGTCTTCGGGCGGATGGCAATCATGTGATGGTGAACGCGCTTTATCATAAATATAAAAATTACAATAAGAACCCTGCGAATAAACTATTTCTTTCAATAGATAAATATAACGATATTATTGAATATAATAATTCGATTTCGGCATTTTATATATCGGATAAACGAAGCGGTTACGAATGCTGTAAGACGATTCTTAGACATAATATTATGGCATATCACTACATGTCATCTACTTATAATAACCTTGTATTTTACCGTAATTTTTTCGATGAAGACGATTATTCCGAAATATTACGGTTATTTTATATTGTCGATCATTTTCTTTCTGTTATCGCATCAAAAAATGATAGTTACAGCGATGACGATATCGAGACGTGGAATCGCCTCTTTATGAAAGTGAAAGATTCGCTTGTTGCTCCATGTGAAATAATAAACATCACTGGCAATGACGGCGGCGGCGGCGGCGGCGGCAGCGGCGTTCAAGAGTTTCATTTATCACGGCCTATTGATAGATTACCTTATCTTGATAAACATCTACCAGCAATACAGATGAACCCGTATCAAAAAAATGCGATTGTAAAACATAATCATATATCACCGCGGATTATAATCACATTCACAACTTGTAAGCGTCTTGATTTATTTCAACAGACTGTGAATTCCATTTTAAATATGTGGCATGATATTCATATGATTGATAATTGGTATTGCGTCGACGATAATTCGAGTGAATCCGACCGCGCGATCATGAAGAGTAAGTATCCTTGGATAGATTATTATATGAAAGGCCCCACCGAAAAAGGACACAGAGCCAGTATGAAAATCATTTGGAAGAAACTGAATGAATTTCGACCACATCTTGATTATTGGATACATATGGAAGATGATTTTCTATTTCATACACCGGGTAGTTATATTGAGAAAGCCGCCCAAATGATGACGGACGCGCGAAACTCCGGATATAACGTCCGCCAAATACTGTACAATCGTAATTATGGAGAGACGATCAAGGATTATAAAATTCAAGGACACCGCATGATACGAAATATGACATACGAAATGGCACTACACCAACACAAACATGTCGGTAACGATGTAGAATATTCGAACTGTCACTATTGGCCGCATTACAGTTTTCGCCCTTCCCTCATCGATGTTGAAGCAATACTGGCGATCGGTGATTATGATACACCCAATCAATTCTTTGAAATGGATTACGCAAATAAATGGACCCAACTTGGGTTTTTATCCGGATTTTATAATCAAATAACGAATCGTCATATCGGGCGTCTTACATCGGAAAGAAATGATAAGACACAACCAAACGCATATGAACTTAACCAAGAAAGTCAATTTGTCGCACCGATAACAACTGAATCGTATATAGAGACAGACATTCAACCACTACAAAAACGATACTTTTCTACAATACCGTTTGACGACGGGTTTGGTGCTCAATTTCAGCGAATTATCTGGACATGTGTATACACCGAAGAATTCGAAAAAGGCGAATTCGTATATCAAACACCGAAGAAGATCGCGCATAATTATACAGATGACCCAGCATTTATTTCGAATATAGAAGAAATCATGAATATAAAGACGCACTATATGAATTATGATGACGTGAGAAAGGAAGGGGGTATGATACTAACTCCCGATTTCTATGACATCTTCAAATATATTGAAAATAACATAGATGTGTGTATGAAGAGCAAAAGTATGGAGCGTATTAAAACTTATTATTGGCAAAATAAAAACACGGCCCAAGAGAGAACACGGTTATATCGTATCCCACGTGAGGATTCACATAATACAACATATACTCATCATGTTGCGGTACATATAAGACGCCCGAACTGTGATGATACTCGGCCCAACGGTGGCGAAGAATATACGAACGAATATTACATAAACTCTCTTTTAAAAATTCGCGGCACATACTTGAAATACGATCCGACCAATCGTATCCAATTTCATATCTACTCGCAAGGTAAAATCGACAATTTCTTTGATATAATGAATCATCCAATATTAGGCAAAGATGTGATGATGCATTTGGATGATAATACAGAAGATACATTTATTGCGATGACTGTAGCAGATATACTCGTTACATCAGCGAGTTCATATAGTTATGTCGCTGCGTTTTTATGTCACGGAGATATTTATTATACGGATTTTTGGCATAAACCATGTAGTTGGTGGAACAAGTTGGAAAAATAACTATATTGTTTTTATTATAACATAATAATAACTGGTTGTGAAATATATTGTAATATATAAAAATGAATAACGATTTTGGGGATTCTGATTTTTTAGCTATTCGCGACATCGCAGCTGATGATTATCGTAAAAGTGGGAAAGAAACGAAACATCAAGTCATCGAAAAAATGATTGAACTTCGACATAATATGAAATATAATAAGCATTTACTATCGGTGTATATGAAAGCAAAGGGTATATTTGACACGATGGTCGAAGAACACCGAAATCAATTACAATATTTAGAGGAAATATATCGTCACATTAATAACATTATTCGAGAGAATCTAGTCACATTAAAACCAACCCGCAGTTCTATAAAGAATAATGGAATATTAACGGAATTGATGAAGGACAAGAAACGGATAGGCTTATTATTGAAAAAAATGCGAACTAGTTATGAAAAATTAACAAATATAGATACGGTGATTGGTGTTAGTATCGATAAGATACAAGAAATTACATTTATGGATGATAATGAGAATATCGATGATGACGATGCCGAATCTGCTGAATACGGGGACACCGAGGACGAGGAGGACGATGGCGAAGACGAGGGCGAAGACACCGAGGACGATGACGGGGACACCGAGGACGAGGAGGACGAGGAGGACGATGACGAGGACATCGAAGACGAGGAGGACGAAGGCGAAGACGAAGACGAAGGCGAAGACGAAGACGAAGGCGAAGACGAAGGCGAGGACGAGGACGAGGACGAAGGCGAGGACGAGGACGAGGACGAGGAGGACGACGAAGGCGATGACGCAGATGAAGACGACGAAGAGGAAGACGACCCCGAGGGCCAGGACGACCCCGAGGAAGCCGAGGAAGCCGAGAAAGCCGAGGAAGCCGAGGAAGCCGAGGACGCCGAGGAAGGCGAGGACGCCGAGGGCGAGGAAGCCGAGGAAGCCGAGGACGGGGTTATATTGATATATTAGTCATTTGGTATTCTCGTTTTAGAAGAAATGAATATAAACGCGACGAACGTGCGAATCTACGTTGAATGATCCATTTCCGACACATGCGTTGAAAGATACGCAGCCAAAATGTTTTATATATTGCGACCATTTCATTCCCGGGGGATAACCAAATGGTTTCTACGATTTCTACTGTGGCGCCATTACATTTTGCGAATGCGATATCTTCTTTGAACGTATTTTTGAATGGAAATGTATACAAACAAATATAATGCTCCTTTATTTCCGGTGAACTTGTAATCTCATTAAATCCGTGTATTGCCGCGTTAAACCTTTGACATAATCCTAATTCATAGCGTGACATACAAAATAGAGACCTGATATAAATATGTGATACGATGATTATATCACATATGTAAATAAATTTCAATTTACTAACGATAAATTTATTATATTCTTAAAATATATACTCATGTCGTATTATATGAATCGATTGTTCAATACACCTTTTTTTCAGAATAAGTTTGTATTATACGCAAGCTTATTGGTAGTATTATTAAGTATTGTACGTCATATTTCGAATAGTAACATAAATGCGGTCGTGTTGATGGCATTAATCGGCCTCGTTACTTCGTACTTTAGTAAAAATATGATTGTTGTGCTATTAACTGCTTTCACGACGGTATTTGTACTTGAAATGGTCGGATCACCAGGCGTCATGGAAGGGATGGTGAATAAGGAAAAGGAAAAGGACAAGAAAAAGGAAAAGGAAAAGGAAGGTGAAGCCAGTGGCGACGCCGATGCCGATACCGATACCGATACCGCATCAGGGACCAAGACCGAGACTGATGGCGAAGATACTGAACAAAAAAAGAAGACTGACGGGAAGGACAAAGAAAAAGGTTCTTTAACGACGAATAACCAACAAAATAAAAAAAACAAACAAGGTATGGCAACATTATCTCCGGCAAGTTACGACGGAAAAGATCATGATAGCGAAAACGCACATGGTACAAAAGAGGCCAATCGCATCGACTACGCGTCGACATTAGAACAAGCGTATGATAACATCGAAAATATTATTGGTGAAGATGGTGTGCGCGGTTTGACGGACCAGACCAAATCTCTCATGAACCAACAAAAGGAACTTATGAATAACATGAAAGAAATGGGTCCTCTGTTAAAGTCGGCCGAAGGGTTTATGGAGCAACTCACCGGAGGAGGCGGAATTAAGGGAATCACCGAGATGTTGAAGGGATTCGCGACACCTGGCGGCAGCAAGAAATAAATTATAATTACGGTTTCAACTGTAATATCGTAGTTTTATACGGTCTTGAACCGTCCAAGTAAAATATACAAAAGGCTCGCCTATATATAAACAATCCGTATATTGTAATGCTCTCTTCCAATAATCCCAATCTTCCTCTCTCGGAACAATATGTTGTTTCCCCGTTTTTTTTACAATCGAATGATGTATGATGACAGAAGAATTAGAAATATGATTATTTTTAGTAACCATTTCTAGGTTCAATATTTTATTTTCATAATCATCGTGTGATGGTGTTATATTGAAATCCAGTTTATCCATACTGATAGATTTATGATTAATCATATACATGTTCGTAGTTGAAAACAATATATTATTATACTGTTTCATCAATTCTAACTGTTTTTCGATTTTAGTTTCAAGATAAAAATCATCGTCGTCGAGAAAAGCAATCCATTCTCCCCTTGCCTTTTCTAATCCATAATTGCGCGTCATTCCTTGTGCCGCAGATACGTTATGTTTCACACGCATATTGACCGGCAAATGAATAATGGTCGTCTTTTCATACGTCTCAAGCTCGCCTGAATAATATCGTTGGTCGGTTGAACAGTCGTTGATTACGATGACTTCAACATTTTTATATGTATTTGCGAGCACACTTCGAATGGAATGATTTAGCAGTTCGTAACGATTATATGTCGGTATAATTACACTCACTAATCCCGATACAAAATCGTCTGGTTGTTCTGCCATCACGTGAAGAATACGATACAATAATATACTACAAGGTTTTATATTACATTTATGATTCAAAAATAAATAAAATGTTATAATAATAACAAGCTTATTGCGTTTGATATTATTGTTTCGGTATGGTTCGTAAATGCCCTCCCGGTGTATTTTGTTTTGAAAATATAACACTCGTCATAATATCGATCATCGTAATCGGTATTGCGATTTATGCGCATTCGCGTTTTTTCGGCCACGGCCACCCTCACGGCTATGGCCACGGTCATGGTCACGGTCACGGTCACGGTCACGGACCTATGTTAATTGCTTCATCCGACCCATTATCCGATTCATTAGATTTCGGAATCGGCGGACCGTCGTCGAATCAAGATGTATTATTGAACCCATACGTTCCACCTCTTCGCGATAATTCAGTAGGCGCAACGCGCCCAAATTATGATATTCGTGGCGGCGTTGAAACGATTCAGTATGGCGGGATGGATACTTACGGTGGCGGCGGCGGCGGTGGCGGTGGTGGTGGCGTCGCGGGAGTTCGCGTGAATGTTCCAACCCGTTCTGTAGATACGACATATCGTCAGGTTGGTATTCTTACTCGCGGCGGCGGCGGCGGCGGCGGCGGCGGCGGCAGCGGCAGCGGCAGCGTCCCATCCGCGACATCATCTCAAGAAACAATACTCCCTTTGATAGGACGCCCCTTATTCACAAACCGTGATAAATGGCAGTTTTATACATTAAGTGATAAAAACAACGCGATTAAATTACCGGTCATCGTAAATGGTAAAAGCGGAACAAACGAGTATGGATGTAATAATGTCAGCACTGGTGATATGGTTTATGTTGAAGGTTATAATGACGCTTTTCGCGTAACAGCATACGATAGTGCTTCGCTCCGTTATTTGCCCTTCTAGAAACGAAGATACACTCTATTTTGTGATTTTCACGGTGGTCATGATGTATTTTTCATCGCGGCCATTACTGCCGCCGCCGCTGCTGCTGCTGCTACTTCTGCCACAAGTTTCATTTTTTTGTCTTGATCTATATTTGATGCGGTTTTTTCATTTGATATCGCCGGTGAAGCGGACGGGGGAGAATTAACATCTGTACCTTCCACGCCGGTTTCACTTGTAGCTGCCGCTTCTTCAGGCTTTTCTGGATTTTCGTTTTTGTTCTCTTCTTCCTTACTTTTATTCATTACACCTACTTTCGAAAGCTGTTTCATAAAGCCATTTAGATTCGACGCACTATCGAGTGTTTCCGTTTTTTTTGTTACGATTTTCCCGTCTTCTTCAAATGTCTGAAGACGAGAAAGCTCATATACGGATTGCGACGCCCCATCAAAACGCAAACAGTCGCCGTTAGAACCACCAGGTCCATGTCCTAATAGATTCATCAGTTTAAAGAACTCCTTTATCACGTGTTTCGGAATATTATCCTTCTTATCCTCAAAAAACGTCTGTATCTGCGTAAAACCATACTTTCTCTCGGAATCACGAATCTTATAAGAGAAACCGAAGACACTCTCCTTAAAATCATCATATCCTTCGGATTTCGCGAACTCGGGATTTTGTAATAACGCATTTATCTTTTTGAATATATCCAGCGCGGATTGTTTGCTCTCGTCTTTATCGCTTTCAAGGCTTGAACGTGCCTTCTCGAGAGATTTTTTAAGTGTTTGGATCGATGTTATCCTACAACCAAGGTTCAAATTAATAACATATGTATTCGATTCGTCCACAACCGGTTTGACCTCTGGGTCGTTATTTCCCGAGGCGATATTTTGTGCGTCTTTATTTAATTCGTCTTCCGTCATCGGCGCAACTTGTAATCGGAATTCGGAGGTGTCTATTTTGTTAGTTGAGTCAAGTTTTGACAGAAACTTCATGCTATCTATTGCGGCTGGCTTTACATCCGGACCTTTTCCTTTTAATTTGTACAACCTCGTCGAATCTGTTAGAGGCGGTATCGGTTGCGCATTCGGGTCGTCTTGTAACAAACGAACCTTTATAGCTGTATCTGATGACTCTTTTAAAATTTGACCCTTTTCACCTGTATAAATAAAAAACCCAGATTGTTCATCTCCGAGAATGCTGCCATTCGCAACTCCAACAGTTTCTTTTGGTTCTAAGTATAATTGTCGCTTGTTTTCCGCTATCTTTTTTATATTCTGCGCGAAACGACCATATAATATACGACGGAGGTCAAATATATTTGTGTCATTTTTATTCAAAGGTTTATCGCCTGATTTAAGTTCAATTTGAACATAATATGGAAGGCCTTTTTCGATAAGGAATTGAACCAATTTATATGTTTCATTTTTATTTTTACATTCGTGTGTTTCTGTTCCGATTGAAATATCACCCTTTACGATTGGACCTAATGAAAATGGCTTATTCTTACTGGGCTTAGATGGGGTAGTTGTACTTGCTGCTGTGGTGGCGGTATTGGCGTTATTGGCGTTATTGGCGTTATTGGCGTTATTGGCGTTACTGACATCGGTTTCCGTTGATGGTTGTTGTTGGGTCGGCGATGTATTCGGGGGCGACGATTCCGATTGGGGCGACGTGGACTTGTTATCAAATACATTTTGAGGGTTGACGTTGCTCTCGTTGTCATTTATTGTCGTAGGCGTAGGCGTAGCAACAATCGCCGCTGCCGCTGCCGCCGCTGCCGCCTGGGCGGCTATCTGAACAGCATCTTCCGCACCACCTTTCATATTATAGCGTTTTTGTTTGCGTCGCTGTCGTCGCAGCCGCTTATATAGTTCTTTCACTTCTTTCAGTTTTGATTCTGAAATATATTTTTTCAACGTTCGATTCATTACATTATTTAATTTTGGCGAGTATTTTGTTATGACCCCCATAAGATTTTGACGACGACTTTGTCTAAATGTAGATCGTCGTGCCGACGACTTGTACTGTTTTTTCCATTTTCGCACACTCTGATGTTGTTGTTTTCGTATCTTTTTAATCTTATTTCGTGATAATTTCATGATATTCCATATACATAATTTATATATAATTTATATATAGAAATACACATAATACGTTAAAAATATAGTGTTTTAAATGGCATCTACATCTAGACAAAATTCGAATCGAGATGCCCCAGTCAATTTAACATCTGATGTTATGCGAAAAGAAGACCGGCAGTGTTCATCCACGTGTAGTTATTCATATCAATACAATACGAGTACTTGTAATGTCTTCCATAAAGGTTCATACCTACGCATTCCATATGATAGTGGTAGTGGCGGTATTTATCCTGCGAGATATAATGGGGTGGATTATAAAGTAGATCATATTCATATTCATCAACCGTCGTTACATAGGTATGACGGTGCTCTAGCAGATGCGGAGATACTCGCATATCATTCCAGCTCAGACGGGCGAAACTTAATCGTTTCCATCCCAATTAATATCGGAAATGGAAGTGGGCGTCAAAGTTCGGATATCATGAACACCGTATTACAGAATTTACCGAGCCGTTCAAGCAGCGGCGGAAAATATATTTCCGATGTGAATAATTTCAATTTAGGCAACCTTATTCCGAAAGAGGGATTTTTCACGTATGTGGGGCGTCATCTGCTGCCGCAACATACCGGTGTATATAACTATATCGTGTATCATAAAAAAGACGCAATTCTCGTATTTCGCGATTCGTTGGCTGGCTTGAATGACCCCAATCGCGATTCTTCAATCACCAAAACCGGTCCGATTAGTGAAAACACTATGCCGAAAAATATGTATTATTACAACAAGCGCGGTGCCAATAACGCAAAAGGGAATGGAGATATTTACATCAAATGTAACCCAACCGGTGAAGATGGTACCGTTTTATATCAGCAATCCGCAAATAATGGCGAACTCGGTAGTCTCGCTGAGTTGGATTTAAATAAATTTGGATTGAATTGGGAGACCATTTTACAGAACGATATTTTTCGAACACTCATCGGTACGTTGGTTGGTCTCATGATTGCGGCAATCCTGTTCTACATGTTCCGGTTCATTTTTAACAGAATCGGGAATCGTGTAAGCTCGGGAGGTGAAGTAATGGGCCAACGTGGCGGCGGCGGTGGTCGCGGACCGTTGAATAACTTCGATACGTATTGGTAAGGAACCGTATTGTTATCTTTGATACATATTCAATAAGGTATGTATCAAGGTCGATGGTCGATGGTCGATGGTCGATGGTCGTCGATGGTCTAAATCGGGCCAGTATAGTCCGGTTCAACCGCACCATGAAGCTCGCCAAGAACCGGCTGGAAGGAGCCGCCATCCGAAAGACCCGTGTTTTCGTCGTTCGGGGAGATCACCACCAAACTATCCACCAGTTCCTCTTCAAGTGTCTTCTCGGGCGCAGGGTTCATCGCGGCCATTACTTGTTGCTTCTTATTTTCGGTAGGCGAAAAGGTCTCAATACCATAAACGCCGGTCACCCGAGACGATCTACGAATGAACTCGTACGCGGCTAAAAAGCCTAAAATACCGACAACAGGGTTTGTGCTTAAAAAGAGGGTAATCGCGAGAATCACGACTATCAGCTGACCCCAAGTGCTTTCCGCGTATTGCGCGAGAGCAGGAGGAACCGACGGCGTAAAGACGATATACAAAATCAAAAGAACGAAAATCACCATTTCATGTTGCTTCTCTTGACGCATTAATGTGCGAAAGGTATCCATAATTGCTTATATATAAACGAGATAGAATGTTATTATTAGTAGAGAATATATTATATTCTAAAACTAATAACCCATAGAATTGAAATCTCTCGAACATTCTATTTTATAACTACACTCACTAGAATTATATGGCCTTTGTTCATCCCGCCGCTCCTCCTGCTCCTGCGGTCTCCTATTACGGTCCTCGCGGATATACTCTTCTTAAAGAATGTATGGACGCGGATGATTTGAAGTTGTTGAGAGATGAACTCACGGTGGGCGCATATGTTCCTAAAGCACCGGCCCAACCTCCTAAATTCCCGATTTACCGAGAATGTTCTAAAAAGATATATATTCCGCGGTTTTATGGGACAAAAATATATGGTCTCCCTGAAGAAACGCGGATCCCGCCTGGCACCAGCGTAAGTGATTCTCTCGTATTCGCTGGAGAGATGCGCGAATATCAGAATGTCATCGTTGATAAATACATCCATCAGGTGACAAAGCCCGAAAATGCGGGAATGGGTGGCGGCGGGCTGCTCGATGTGGATCCAGGCAAAGGAAAAACGGTCATGGCTCTAAATATAATCTCTCGACTTCGGATGAAAACACTCGTCATCGTTCATAAAAGCTTCCTTTTGAATCAGTGGATCGAGAGAATCCAGCAGTTCTTGCCCGCTGCGCGTGTTGGAATGATACAAGGTCAAATCGTGGATATCGACGATAAAGATATTGTCATCGGCATGCTTCAATCCCTTTCGATGAAGGAGTATCCGAGAGATTTATTCGATACGTTTGGTCTCTCAGTCTATGACGAATGTCATCATATGTCGGCGGAAGTGTTTTGCCGGTGTATGATGAAAATAGTGACAAAATATACGCTGGGATTGTCTGGGACGATGGTGCGCAAGGACGGGCTCACAAAAGTATTCAAACATTTCTTAGGCGACGTCGTTCATAAAGAGAAAAACGACACGACGAGCCATGCGGTGGTTGTCAAGGGAATCCAATATAAGGTAGACGACGCGGAATTTAATGAAACGGAATATGACTATCGAGGCAATCCGAAATTCAGCACGATGATTTCTAAAGTGTGTAATTACAATAGGCGGAGTGAGTTTGTATTGGATGTGCTACAGAATGAGCTGAAGATCAATCCCGACCAGCAAGTCATGATACTGGCACATAATCGGTCGTTATTGGAGTATTTCCATGATGCGATAGAACACCGGAAAATCGCGACGGTTGGGTATTATGTTGGCGGAATGAAAGAAGCCGCGCTGAAATTGAGTGAGAGTAAGAAGGTCATTATTGCGACGTATGCGATGGCCTCCGAGGGATTGGATATCAAGACCCTGACAACGCTGATTATGGCGTCTCCAAAGACGGATGTGTGTCAATCGGTGGGGCGGATCCTGCGCGTAAAACATTCGTCGCCTCTCGTTATCGATATTATTGACCCTCAGGATGTATTCCGCAGCCAGTGGCTGAAACGACAGACTTATTATATTAAACAGCGATACCGTATCATAATGACGGATACGGAGGGGTACTACAAAAACGCATGGACGGTGAAATATCAGCCGCCGGCCGTATCGACGAAGAAAGAAGAAGCCGCGGCCGCGGCGTTGGCGGATGCGGATATTATTGAAATTGATGAAGAGACAGGAAATCTCTCGATCACGACAGAAGTAAGCGCGAAATCGAAGATGAAATCAACCATTCCGAAGACGAATGGGAAATGCTTGATTCAGTTAATGGAATGAAAAATTGAAAATAAAAAGTGCGATTATCGGATTACACTACCTAGTAGATTACTACAGTACCTAAAATGAATATTAAACAAGCAATTCAGTTTATACTTTCAATTGAGAATTTACGAAGCAAACAAAACTTGGATATATGGTGTGGTGATATGGGACGGAAAAAACTATATTTATATGTTCAACATTTAGCACCGGATCATTGGAACAGAATCGCAACGCCAGAAAATAGTGTTAGACGTTGTTATCAAGAAATGTTAGAAGGATATAAAATTTACGACTAAATTACACGACCGGATGACAACTATTGTAAGCAGTATATGGCGCAGGATTAGCTAAAGCCGTCGTGGATGGTGTGACTTCTGTTTGTGCCCCACCAATCGAATATGCGGCATTCGCGAAACTACCGTTGCCACCGCCTTGTTGGCGAAACGTGCGACGACCGTATGTTTTTGTTCTTTTACAACACTTATGCTTACATAACCGAGTGTGACGACGGACGCCACCGCCGCTAATAATGATATCACACTTACACTTCTTACATTTCGCTACACGACGACGACGCGAAGCCGCCGACGACTTCTTGGAATTCTTCTTTCGGCGTGTAGAGCCGCCGCCGCCGCCGCCGCCGGTCGCAACTGAATTTATACCTACTGTAACCGGTGCGTATGAACCACGCGCATGAGCACTATCCGAATCAGCAACACCAGGGTTAAATGAATAAAACTGACTCATACCGCCGCCACCTTGGACGAAAGCCCGACCAGCTTGACCAGGATACATATTACCGGTTCCACCGTTTTGAGGAATATCTTTGCTAGACAACGCGATGCCAGCGTTATGTTCAGCGAGAGGATTTGAACGCAAATATGACATTATATTCTATGATATAATGTGATATTATTAGTATTTATGCTGAATAGAATCGCGAATCAGGACGCGTTGGCTTACGACCGGTAATTCTTATTGGAACGCCTGCGGCAGAATGAACGCTTCGCACCACGAGCATACTTACAGCTACCACGATGTTTGCGGCTATTACACTTCTTCTGCGATTTCGACCGACAAGGAGATGAACGCAACCGTTCTAAATACTTCGACGGGTCTTTGATCGAAAACGGCTTGACCCGC